TCATCATCCAGCTTAGCCAGAGGACGGAAGCGGGAATCGATGATCTTCACACCCTTAGCCAGCAGGCGGGTATAAGCGAGGGACTGAGTGAACTGCATAACCATTCCTCCATTCGATAAGATCATTATATCAAGCTCACCGGGATTGTACATGCTTATTTCGAAAAAAAAATCGAAAAAAAACGGTGTACATAGGCAGGAAACTTGATAGGATATAATAGAAGTCCGGGGAGAGCGGGGAGCTGGGAGTGTTGGTAGATCCCGTGTTCCTCCATGCGAAACATGTCCTCATTTCATTATACCACATCCCACAGCACGTGTACATTATACTAAAGCGCTATGTACAAAAAAAACTGATGTGATAGAATGGATCTATAAATGGTGATCCGGACCCTCCGGAGGCCAGTCATGCGTGCTGCTGATCACGGTGTTCCTCCATGCGAAACACTGGGATTGCCAAGTCATGCTCGTGTCACATCGCGTGTTCCTGTATGCGGAACAGAGCTCTGCGTAGTTGTGTTCCTGCAGGCGGTATCGTGTTCCATCCACAGAAACACACCCTAGCGCGGACGTCAGAATTATCAATTTCTCTGGTTTGTAATACTATAATAGACCCTTTCAGGGCATGTACATGGTATATACTGCTACTGTATAATGAGCAGTATCGAGCATAATATATCCTATGGAGTAACACATGTCTGCCTATTCTGAGAATAAGACTAGCACTTGGACTATCCATGATTTTATTGAGGAGATGATCTGTATCGCTGAGGTTATTGAGGTACCGGGCATGCATGCTCGTATGACTGAGATCAAGGAGGCGGTTGTTAAGCGGTTTGATGCTGAGGAACGTGAGTCTGCTGGTCTCTTGTTCTAGGGGAGATGAGATCATGTATATCAGGTATGCATGAGGGTATACGTGTATGGCTAGGTACAGGTCAGGTAGGTCTACAGGTCTACAGGTCCATAGGTACACTGGTCCTCTGGTCTACTGGTTGATAGGTCTACAGGTCAGGTAGGCCGGCAGGCCGGTAGGTCTACAGGTCGGCAGGTTAACAGGTCTACAGGTGGATAGGTTGACTGGTGGATTGGTATACTGGTCAATAGGTTATCAGGTCTCGAATTATTTTTAAAATAAACATGTACAGGGACTGTGGGTATGGTACTATCTTAATATGAATAACGGAGTGGAACACATGAAGTTCGAGCGGTCACAGTTCAACTATCACGGCGGATACCTCACCTACGGACCTGATAACCGGTTCGTGGCTCGGTTCAAGTATCGTGGCATGGTCAAGAAATCAGACTATGTCCGCCTGCTCTGCAAGTACTACGATACAGAGAGTTACTTCTCTCGCCTCAAGGACGAGGCTCCCGGCCAGATCCTCATGAAAGACGGCTACGTCTCCTACGACCTGATCAACAAGAAAGTAATGGTGGCAAGATGAAGACAGACTGGAAACACCTACAGTTCGTGGACCGCAAGAAACAAGGCCGCGACTGGTACAATACCTACACCGGCTTCTCTTCCCTCGAAGAAGTAGCCGAGTTCGGCAAATACCAAGACGAACACAACTACGTCTACTTCCCTCGCATCACTGACAAATGGGAAAAAGACGGCCTATTCTACTGCACACTCAAAGTTGCCGACTCCTGCGACTGAGGACAACCATGTACGCCATCGGACAAGACATCACCATCCAAGTCAAACAAGTCAAGACCAATATGCCCGGTCCACTGGTCAACACATACACGGGCAAAGTCCTACCAAACCCACGCTGGGTCGGTCCAGACTGCATATGCCTGTCAACAGGCCAAACACAATTCCCCTTTCGCATCATCGACCTCAACCGCATCATCGGCTCTGGATACACTAGTAATACAACCAAGAGCGACAGCGAGACCCACATCGTCGCCGGCACCAAACCCGGTACATCCTACACAGTCACACGTAACGGCCAACACTGGAGTTGTACCTGCGTAGGCTTCGGATTTCGCAAAGACTGCAAACACGTAAGGGAATGCAAGTAATGACTAAATACTCACTCGTACGTGAAGACGGGTCAGCAGGCGACTCCGGACCAATGTGCCAGATCCTCGACTCAGAATCATACCAACCAATACCCGGTGAGACATACCCACGTGTAGGGTGCGGTGTCCGCGTCGGGTCATACTACGCTCGTAGCTACACCATGCAAGACTGGTGGCAAACATCACCAGTCACAGAGATCCTCGAGGAATACACTGATAAGAATGGGCTTCGATCAATGAAGTTCAAGACAAAGAACTCTGTTTACTTTTGGGAAGAATTTTGATATGAAAGCAATCTGGAAATTCGGTCCATTTCTGCCCGGCGAATCACTGAAGGTCCTTGGTCGACCTGTCAGCTTCGGTGTTCAACACGGTGATCCATACGTGTGGTGCGAGGTTGATCCATCATGGCAAGATCTACCAAACACTAAAGAATCTGATGCTCTGGTCGACTGGAAAACACTACGATTTACCGGTACAGGCATGAGCTGGGAAGGTACATATCTAGGCACAGTACACGCAGCATCCAGCGATGGTTATCCACACGTCTGGCACTGCATCGAGGTAGACAATGACTCAGAATGATGAAACAAAACGCTTTATTCAATCACTTATGGAAGATATTACACGACTCAAGAATAAGTGTGATATGCAGGCCACGATCCTTCGTCGGTTGACACCTGAGAGTCATCCTGATACACTGTTTATCAGTGGTGTGTTAGGTGAACGTGATACGAATAACATGCCAGAAAAACTGTTGGTTGTACCTGCATATGGCGTCGACTTCGCATACATATATCAACGTACCGAAAAGACAACTGGCCCGGAGTGGTAAAGTAATGCTATATGTTTTGATTGTTATATCGGTAGTAAACAGTGGGCAGGTAGTGACCATGCAAGAGTTTACCTCTGAAAAGAACTGTATGGTTGCTTTGGACTCCGTTAAATCTAATAGTAGATGGGCAGCTTTTGTGTATGCAACTTGTGTGCAAAAGTGACGATCTTGGAGTGGTGACATGAAGCCAGAGATCCTACAGCTAGCACTCGATGCAGGTCTCGTCAATTATATTGATAATGAGACACCACGTCGTTACTTTATCAGCGGTAATGCAGATATGCCAGAGCTAGAAGAGTTCGTCGCTGCTATCGAGGATAAACACATCAAAGCATACGATCATCTACTCGCTGCATACGAGAGACAATACAAGAAGATGATGGAAGTGAAGGCACACCATCTTGATCAGAGAGACCAACGAAACTGTGAGTCAGAAAATCCAGACAGGATGTGCAGAGACTGTGACTGTTGGAAACAAACACGAGCATATTGCGGGTGATACATGAATAGACGATCAATGCTAGGATTACTAGGTCTCGGAGCAGCAGCAGGACCATCGGTAGCACAAGAAGCATTTAATAGTATCAGTATTGGATCACAAGGAAATACTATTGTGCCTACAGCTTATTTAGACAAAGAAACTGCCCTCGCTTGTTGGAGTCCAGCAGAACAATTAGCTGAAGCTCGTAAAGAATACGAGATGCTTATGGACACCGATAAGTGGATCGCTGACTATATCGCCCGTGAATGGGAAGATCACACCGCTGGTTATAATCCTATTCGTATCGCTGATATCGATTCTGACATTCGTAACATGAAATCTTTCTCTGAATCAGCAAAGATTCGAATGCATATCAAGCGAAAAGCATTGCGTCGACTGCGCGCTGGCAAAGAGAGCATTGTAACACGTATCCAACGTCTGATGAAAGATGTGTGATGGCTGATATCATAGAATTTAAACCAAAGATAAAGAAAGAAGACACAGGTCTGATCGATAACTCAGAGCTCGTTGATACACGTTATCTCGATCCAGCCTCTCGAGAATTCGGATATATAAATGGTAAACAAGTCATGAAACCTCGTACACAATACGAGTACCTGATGTTATGTAAACAGTTCCTCACTGTCGAAGACTATATGGACCTGTGTTGTGGCATCATGGATCATGACTGGTGTAACAACATCATGGATGATAAACTCAAATCGATAGTAGAGTGCTACTACACATACAAGGTATAATGCCAGAGAGACACCAATATAAAGATGGCGCGACATCGCTGTATCGTGCTAAGTCAGGTATGGAAAATCGAATTACTTCGTTTCGTTGTAATACTATCCTGAGAGACAGACTGTACGAGTATGCAGAGGCAATGGGAAAAGACCCATCGTCATGCATACGTGAAGCTATTGGTGAGTACCTCCATCGTCGTATCAGTAATACACCCGTCGTGCCCGGACCCGAACCTGCACCAGAAAGACCACGTGAATGGAGTGTTAAGAGATGATGGATGCATTTATGATTGCAGGAGCAGTAATATTGTACTGCGCTATGATCTATATCTTGGAAGTTAAGATCTTAAAGATAGATCCTTACAAGAACCCATGGGAAGGTGATATTTAACTGTATACATTTTCTGAAAAGTGTATATAATGAAAAGTATAACATGGAGACAGACACATGCAACGCCCTGGTAAAAAGCAAGCTATGACTCTTCACGACCACGAGGACAAAGTCTCATTGGTCTCTCTTATCCGTTTCTGCAATGATGCAGCTAAACAGCTCAGAGACTCCTCAGACGAAGCAGCAGCCCTTCGTTTTGAGATCCTCTCTGAATACTTGACTCATGACTTTAAGGGTGGCTATCTCAAGTACACCCATAAAGCTCTAGGGTTATAAATAGGATCATGCTTCATGAGCATGTAAGTGCCAGCAAGTTATTCGACAAGTTCGTACAAGCTTTCTGGCTAATAATAATGTTGTTTTGGATGCCTATATTAGTAGGCTTATTCTTTTTAATCCGAAACATCTTTGAGTAATGTAACAAACTAGGAGAACTAAAATGCAAAAGACTATCGTAGCGGCGCTCGCTCTTCTTGCGTCGGCAGCAGCAGCTTCGGCTTCTGATCTACCTTCAAAGAAGGCTCCGGCTGCTCCGGCACTTCCAACACTCGCACAGACTCAGTTCTATGCTGGTGTTAATGTCGGTGCAAACTTGAGTGAAGATGCTCGCGTCTACTCTGGTGGTGCTGTTGCTGGCTGGAACGTCCTTCCGTTCCTCGCAGTAGAGGGTACATATGACTTCTCTCGTCCACAGACTAAGGTTGGTGGTGAGTGGAATTATGGCAATACATTTGCTCTAAACGTTGTACCACAGTACAAGATTCCCGGCGTTGACGTTACCGTTTATGGTATCGGCGGTGTTGGTTATCGTTGGAATTCTGTAACTGCAGATTATTCCGTTTATAACATTGGTGTTGGTGCTAAGTACGAGATCGTACCAAGTGTTGAGCTTGATGTACGCTATCGTCGGATCGATGCTATCGAGAAAGCCAACCGTAATGCCGAAGATCGCGTTACAACCGGTGTAAACTACAAGTTCTAATAGGACTTTAGAGGGGAGAGTACTCTCCCCTCTTTTTTATATAATGGAGACAAGTGATGCATAATGGTTATGACATTTCATCTGGGTTTGTGCGAAACTTCTTTAAGATCTCGTTCCTCGTAATCATTTGCATTACCAGCACGCTCGGTCTCCGCACAGAACTTACAGTAATCCTCAATGACGTATTCATCGCTACATGGATAGCAGTTGCATGGGTCTTCGTCATGATTGGTGCAGCTGCCTATTACACTGCAGCACATGAAATCGATGTGAAGACACTGCGCGACTATAGAGAAAATATTCGCATGATCCGCCCCGACTCAAAATAAATATGTACAAACAGTGCCACTGTGGTAATATATAGATGTAACAAGCATAGGAGGCAAGCATGTACAGGTTTAAAGTCACATATGATATCAAGCATGTTAACAAGTCAAGTGCTTTGTATGGTATATTGAGCACCGATCAGACGTGCAAGTTTGCCACCCTCCAGTCTGCAATCAAGTTTGCTAAGGATATGGAAGGTAAGCGTACTAACAAGATTCAGGTTATTGGTCGTCCCATCATCGAGAGGGTCTAATCATGAAGTATGTGAGCCGTTATAATATCGTGACGAACTACTGGGAAATTGGTTATTATGATCACACCCGTTTTGTAGTCATAGAGGTAAAGAAACATGCGTAAGATCATCTTAGGTGTCATAGCAGTATCACTGGTTGTACTCACGGCTGCGCCTGCTTTTGCACAACACCATCACAGGCGAGATCATGGTTATCGTCAGCCACACGCTCGTCATCATTATGCGCCTCCACGCCAGCACTATCACCCGCCTCGTCATCGCCAGAATAACTGGGTCCCGTATGCTCTCGGTGGTCTTGCGCTCGGCGCTCTTGGTACAGGCATGTATTATTACAATAGCCGTCCATGTTGGGATGAGTTTGTTGGTTATGATCGTCGTGGACGTGAAGTGTTTCAGAGGTATTGTCAGTGATCATCGAAACTACATATGACATAGGTCATAAGTTTATTGTGCCGCGATGTCGTAAGACATACGCAGTTGAAGAACTTACTTATGAGGGTGAGACTTGGCAGCGTAAAATAGATTCTTTTGAATCTTATACAAAAGTCAAAGAGATTATAGCTATTGATGTACACGTGTATAAAGACAATATACGTATCTCATATAAAGTAGTGAATGAGGGTGCATACAATGAACTCTCTTCTCATTATGAAGAGAGTGCTATTACTGACTACACAGAAGCAAAAGCTTTAACTATTGCTAGATTCTATGCAGAAAAGGGTGAAGAATATTATGGTAACTAATGTTGGTCGACCAGTACCAGATGTAGATTTTATGATTCGTGTACGTGATGAGAGTATTGGTGGTGATAACCCATATCGTTGGGAGACAGTCAACTCACGAGACTTCTTTGCGCATAAGCGTGTAGTCTTGTTCTCATTGCCTGGTGCATTCACACCTACGTGTTCAACTTATCAGCTTCCCGGCTTTGAGAAGAACTATGATGAGTTCATGAAGTATGGAATTGATGCCATCTATTGTATGTCAGTCAATGATTCATTCGTAATGAATTCGTGGGCTAAGTCACAGAACATTGAAAATGTTGTAGTGATTCCTGATGGTAATGGCCAGTTTACTTTTGAACTTGGTATGTTAGTATCTAAGATGAATCTTGGATTTGGTGAACGTTCGTGGCGTTATGCTGCAGTAGTTAATGATGGTATCATCGAAGCTTGGTTCGAAGAACCCGGGATCTGTGATGACTGTGAAACAGATCCTTATGGCGAAACAAGTCCAGAAAATATCTTGTCTTATCTTAGACAACCCTGGCGCAAATAAGATAGTGTGTATGAATTTATTCGGGGTTAGTTCAATTGGTAGAACTACGGACTTTGAATCCGTGTGTTGGTGGTTCGAGCCCATCACCCCGAGCCATTAGGAATATATGATGACTGAATATAAACATCGTTGTCTTTTACCATTTCATCATATAGCTGTACGTCCCGATAGTCGTGTTTTCCCGTGTTGTCAATTTAGGTGGGAACACACACCTAAAGATTTAGACTTATCACATGATGATGTGTTCAATCATCCGTTCATGCAACAACTTCGTGAGAGCATGATAAAAGATGAATATGTGGCTGGATGTTCTTCTTGTTATGAACAAGAAAAAACTAGCAATAATACATCAAGTATGCGTTTAGGTTTTGCTAAACAATTAGGAACAACAATACCAGAAAATCCAGTATTAACTCATCTTGATCTGGCTCTAAGTAATGTGTGTAATAATAGATGTAGGATGTGTAATCCGGGACTAAGTACTAATTGGTATAGTGATGCTATTAAATTAGGATTAGATTTTTTTGGTGTAAATATAAAAGACGGAATTTCTGGTGTTAAATATAGCAAAGAATTATTTGAAATATATGATTTCTCAAAACTTCGTCACATAAAACTAATTGGTGGTGAGCCACTGATGGAAGAAAAAAAGTTTATTGAAATACTCAATAAATGTAACTTATCACAACTTAAAATATTTTTAACAACAAATACTACTCTAATACCAAGTGAAGCATTAAATGCATTATTAAAACAGTGTGAATTTTTATCTGTAAATCTAAGCGTAGATGCTTATGGTAGTTTAAACAGTTTCTTAAGAAAAGGTAGTCAATGGGAGAATGTAGAGAAAGTTATTGATTGGTTCGCTGAAAATCATCCTAGAAATAAAAGAACCAAAGTAAAGATTTTTTCTGTCATATCGATTTATAATGTAAACCAATTCTATAAGTTACAAGAATATTTAAAACAGAAACACTTATATAAGATTGGTATAGAGTGGCATATGGTGGATGGAAGAGACTGGTTAAAGTGTTTTAACTTACCTCTTGAAGTTAAATATCGTATTCTCTCTAATCTAAAAAATAAAATAGACGATTATACTTATAGGATGGTTGAAAATGAAATGATGAAAAAACCAGGAAATTTCAATTCATTCTTAGAGATAGATAATAAGCTTAATAACATTAGAAGTGAACACTGGATGGATCATAATCCAGAATTGTATGATATGCTGAAAGAATATATCAAGGAGTCATAATGCATTTTTATAGGAAATATTTCCCTCTCATTGCTAGTGCATATTCAGCTGCAATGTTTGTTTATTTCACATTCATGTCTAATAGCATGTTTGATACTTTTACATATGGTAATATGGTGTTGATGTCATTTTGGGCTGCTTATTGTTGGGTTACAATTTACAGTCAAGATACAATTATTGAGAAGTTGACTAGTACTATGAATAGTGTTGCTGCTTCATTAGCACTTCTCGCAGAACAAGAAGAGGAAGAGGAAGAAGAGGAAGAAAAGAAAGTGTAATGTCTTATAATGGTATAGTATTTCTAACAGATCCAGGAGCTTCAGGAGATTTTTTAGTTAATTTTACAGATGTGTGTTCGTATACTTTAGACACTGTGACACAAAGATCATTTAGATCTGGTTGGACTCTAACTAAAAATAAAATTTATTCATCATCTAATAGGTGGTCTAATGGATATAGAGGAGAGTTAGAAAAATTTGTTCCTATAGCAGATGAAAATATAAGAGATAAATTTTCTGCAAACAAATGGGAAAATATATCTTTAGAAGATATAAATCTTGAAACTTATTTTAAATATTTTAAAAAAGATACCAGTAGATCATTGATAAACACACATACTACATATATTAATGATCATATTAATCGTAAAGACATTTTTGATAAATTCTTCACTATATTAAAATTGTTTAATAAACACAATATAAAATTATACTACATTGATTATAAGTTAGAATTAACATCTCTCTATACATTGTATGTTAAATCAAATACTATGTATAAATCAAATGTTGATTTAACAAATATAAAAGAAAATTTTGAAAAAACAGAAAAATCGATTTTAAAATCTGACAGATTATTAAATCATAAAATTATACTAGATGAATTAAATAAACAAAAAATAAATTTTGAGATTATAGATCTTGATAATCTTCTATTCAATAGAGATTTTGATGGTCTATATGCTCAATTGAGTAAATCATGGAAACTTGTTCAAAAGCTCTCCGATGAAAATAAAAAAATAACTAATGAACTATGGGATGATAGGATCAGTCATCTTAAAAAATTAGGTTGGTGGTAATTACTTCTTCTCTTCTCTCTTCTCAGTTTCTTTCTTTGCAGCATCTAAAAACTTATAAACTGCATTCATATTTTTCTGACACTCTGTATTTTTAGAATGTAATTCAACTAATAATTTAGCAACCTGTGCATCTGTAAGTGTTTCTGGATTTGGAAAGCGGCGAACATTCTGGCAATAGAACATAGTTCTTTCTGGCATTACAACCTGCATCTCAGTCTTTGTGAGAACCTGAGGAGGTTTAGATGCACATCCAGCTAGCGTGATAGCAACAAGAGAGGCAAATAACAACTTCATTTTGGTGCATCCTTTAGTTTGTTTACAGTCTTCTTAAGTACATCGGAAGCTGGTCTATCTACAGTATCTTTTGATTCGATATCAGCAGTGATAACATCCATCTTGCCCTTGAACTCTTTCTTATCAGCAGCATTAGCCTCTTCAACTTCTTTTTGTTTCTTGGCTATATCTTCAAGCTGTTGTCTAAGACGTTCTTGGTCTCTTTGATTTTGTTCGATCTGCTTCTGGTTATATTCATACAGGGCTTCGCGTTCAATATCCTTGCGCCACTTGTAATAGAGACCGCTAAGGACACCGAAGCCAATTATACCGGCAGCTATATATAAGGTAAGCTTGTTCATTTTTAGTTCCTTTCACCCATACCCTCTATTTATAGGAGTGACATCATGAAGCTTGAGATTGTTAGAGTAAATGAAGACGGATCTGCTGATGCTACTGTAGAATTTGGACCAGGAGAGCTAGAAGCTTTTGCTCGTATCGGTATCATTGCTTCTCTTGAAGCAGCAATTAAATCAGAGAAAGCAAAAGCTCCTAATCTTGATTGGCCACCGATCGAAGATGAAACCATACAGGATGAACCATGAAAGTAAATATTGGACCTTATAAAGGATGGACAGGACCTTATCAGATAGCTGATAAGATCTTCTTTTGGCTAGATCAACATGGTATTTACGATGATGATGATCCTCGTTTAAAACGTTGGGACTATAAAGCTCATGATAAACTCGGCAATTGGCTAGCCAGCACATGGGTATCTGACTTTTGCAATTGGTTTGATAACAAAAAGAAACGTAAAGTAAAAATCCATATTGATCCATATGATACATGGTCAATGGATCACACACTTGCTCTTATAATTCATCCATTACTTGTTCAACTCAAAGAAAAGAATCACGGTTATTTTTCTGTTGACGAAGAAGATACACCTATTGAAGCTGGTGTAAAAGATGAATATGGCAGTGATTCGAAAGCAGAAGAACGTTATAACTGGGTCATGGATGAGTTGATCTGGACTTTTGATCAACTTATTAATACCGAACGTGACATTGATCTCTTCTATTCAGAAGAAAATGGTTGGGACTTGGAAGCAAGTAACAAATATAATGATCGTATTAGAAATGGATTACGTCTTTTTGGCAAATACTATAGAGGACTCTGGGACTGATGAATACTATGGAAGAAATTGAAGAATCAATCTTAAAAGAAGCAAACACATTGTGTTGCGCTATGGGTGATGTTAATAATAATTTTGGTCTAATGTTGCGAGGTGGTGAAAAACTTAAAGAACATGGATTAACACCAATTTATTACTTTCACATGGACACTATGTCACTGTCAGTTGAAGCAAAAGAAACAAGAAATGCACACTAACCATTGACATTTTTAAGTGAATGAATATATATAGAATTGTGGATGCCTAATGGATCCATTATTATAATACTCGCTTAATAGGAGAAAACACATGACAAACTGGCCTACATATAAATTCGACCACTCTTTTGCTGATCTCGAAAAGTTTGGTAAGTTCTTCGTTGGTGCTGATAAAGTTGCACAACGCATGGCAGAAACTGTAGAACACATTTCTAAGACTGCTGGTGCTGCATTCCCTCCATTCAATCTCAAGAAGACAGACGATAACGTCTATGTAGTTGAGCTTGCTGTTGCAGGGTTTGGTAAGCAAGATATCGAACTTACACTCGAAGATAACAAGCTTGTTGTCAAGGGTCAAACAACTGTCGAAACTCTCACAGAAGACGGCATTGATGTTCAATACCTTCACAAGGGAATTGCTGATCGTGCATTCACTCGTACATTCTCACTAGCTGATAATGTTGTCGTTAATAATGCTGCTATGGTCAATGGCATCCTTAAGATCTGGTTGGAACATATCATTCCAGAAGATAAGAAGCCAAAGAAGATTGATATCACAGATACAGAAGCTTCAAAGAAGTCAAAGAAAGAACTTCTTGTAGAAGACAAGTAATTATATCATGACATAATGTGACATGTGGCTGGTGGCAAAAGCAACTGGCCACATTTTCATTTAATACGAACTAAAGAAAGACTACACAAATGTTAAATATACTAGAAGCTGCTGCCAAATGGGCAAGTAACTATTCACTATACGTGTCAACAATTTCACAGTTAAATTCACTTACAGATCATGAGTTAAAAAGTCTTGGTCTTAGTAGAGAAGAGATCTTGTTTGAAGCTGCCAAGCACTTTGCAAGGTCATGAACATGTTTAAGTTCATTTACGAACTAATATTAGAGATTAAAGATTTGCAAGATCAGTGGCATACTAAAACTGGAGCGTTCTTAAATCATAAATAAGCCATGATGAATCCCTATATTATGATCTGATTACGATATAGGAGATTAAAATGGCTTTAGTAACATTTGAACAGTTGAATGAGTTTTTTGAAGACACTGACGAAGACATCGTTCAAGCATTCGTAGATTCATTAAATGAAGTAATGGAATTCTATGAGATCAATAATCCAAGAAGAATATCAATGTTCTTAGCACAAGTAGGCCATGAATCTGGTGGCCTACGCGCTAGGAAGGAGAACTTAAACTACAGGGCGGAGACACTCGTAAAAGTGTTCCCGAAGTATTTTCGTGGTAAGAACCCAAACGAGTATGCCAAGAATCCAGAGAAGATTGCTAACCTCGTCTACGCAAGTAGAATGGGCAACGGTCCTCCTGAGTCTGGTGATGGTTACCGCTACTGCGGTCGTGGTCTTATTCAATTAACAGGCAAAAGCAACTATCAAGCATTCGCTTCTGATATGAACATGGAGTTACAAGAAGCAGCTACATGGTTAGAAACGGAAGAGGGTGCAGCATGGTCTGCAGGTTGGTTCTGGGATTCACGTGAACTCAATCAATGGGCAGATAAGGATGATATCCTAACTGTAACTAAAAAAATCAACGGTGGAACAATAGGTCTTGAAGACCGTAAGCATCATTATGAAGCAGCCTTAGAAATCTTTGGAGGTTAATGATGCCTAAATTCGGTACACTAGACGACGAACCAGTAGCACCAAAGCCTGCGATGGATCAGCTACCACCCGCAACAAAGGGTGCAGCTGCATCTATACAAACTAGTTATGTTGATACTGGTCCATCAAGACCAAGCGCAACACCACAAGTTTCAGAGGCAGCACAACTTGCAGCCATTGAATTAGAAAGAGAAAAATGGAAAGCGGAAAACGCTAAGCAAGAAGAACCGTGGATGAAATCAATGTGGAGACCAGCTATGGGCTGGCTTTACATGATCATGTGTTTCTGTGACTTCGTTGCTTTTCCAATCATCGCGATGTTCATGCCACAATTCTTAAAAGGCATGACATACATCCCGTGGAAGTCAATCACACTTGATAATGGTGGATTGATTCACATGGCATTCGGTGCCATCCTTGGTGTTGCTGCTTGGACACGTGGACAAGAGAAGATAGCTGGTAAACAGTAATTTACTTCTGATCTAAAATATGTTATAATATGCCTATAATTGACAGTCTTGAGGTAGCATTTAATGTCACGTTTCTATACAAACTTCTATGCACGTGGTAACAAGATTTATCTACGTGGATATCAAAACGGTAAACGCATTAGTGAAGAGGTAGACTATCAACCCTACCTCTTCATCCCTTCTGATAAGGGCGAATACTTAACTCTCGACAACAAGAAAGTTGGCAAGATCAACTTTAGTTCTATGCGAGAAGCGCGTGACTTCGTCAAGCAATATGGCGACGTATCTAACTTCAAGTTCTATGGTCTAACTAACTACCCATACGTATTCATCAATGATGAGTATCCCGGTCAGATCGACTACGATCCTGAACTAGTTTCAGTAGTGACTATCGATATCGAGGTAGCTAGCGATGACGGCTTTCCGGATATCAAGCAAGCATCTAAACCAATCACTGCTATCTCTCTTCGTAAGAATGGTCGTAGCATCGTGTTTGGTTGTGGTTACTATAAGCCAAAGTCTGATGATGTTTCATATGTCCTTTGTAAAGATGAGAAAGATCTGCTTGCTAAGTTTATCCTTGCATGGAATCATCCTGACTGGACACCAGATGTATTGACTGGTTGGAACGTAGAGTTCTTTGACGTACCGTATATCGTTAACCGTATCATCGGCCAGCTTGGCGAGAAAGAAGCCAAGAAGCTTTCGCCGTGGAAGTTCCTCGACGAGAAAGAGATCATCGTTCGAGACCAGAAGAACCAAGCATTCGTTCCTGCTGGTGTAACTATCCTTGACTACATGCATCTCTATAAGAAGTTTTCATTTACTAACCAAGAATCGTATCGTCTAGACCATATCGCTAACATCGTCCTTGGTGAACGTAAGCTCGATTACTCTGAATATGATAGTCTCTTGGATCTTTACAAGAAAGACTACGAGAAGTTCATCGACTATAACATTCACGACTGTGTGCTCGTAGACCGTCTTGAAGATAAGCTTGGTTTTATTAAGCAGGTGTTTGCGCTTGCATATGATGCCAAAGTCAACTATATGGATACACTAACTACAGTTCGACCGTGGGATGTTATCATCCACAACTACCTGTTGGATCAGAAGATCGTCATCCCGCAGCAAAAGATCGAAGATAACTACGACACTCTCGTTGGTGGCTATGTTAAAGACCCGCAGGTAGGTATGCATAAATGGGTTGTATCTTTCGACTTGAACTCTCTTTATCCACACCTTATCATGCAATATAATATCTCACCAGAAACCTTTGTTGGTCGTACACAATTTCCTTCAATCGATTATTTGCTAGAAGGTAATTGGGAATATCGTGATGGCATGGTAGCTTATGCAGCCAATGGTTGTATGTACCGTAAAGACACACAAGGATTCTTGCCTCAACTCATGGAGAAGATGTACAATGATCGTGTTATCTACAAAGACAAGATGCTTGAAGCCAAGAAAAGATTCAAAGAAACGAAAAGCAAAGATGACGAAAAACTTGCATCGCGTTATCACAATCTCCAGCTTGCCAAAAAGATCCAGCTCAACTCGGCATATGGTGCGTTGGGTAACCAATACTTCAGGTGGTTCAACTTTAATCACGCGGAGGCAATCACAACTTCTGGTCAGCTATCGATCCGTTGGATCGAACAGAAGATTAATGCATACTTCAACAAGATGCTCAAGACGGATAATAAAGACTATGTGATTGCATCTGATACTGACTCGGTGTATGTCAACATGGGTCCTCTCGTTGAGAAGTTGGAAATGACAGATGATCACGAGGTAGTTAGAGCGCTTGATGCATTCTGTGAACAGAAGATACAGCCTTATATCAATAAGTCGTATCAAGACCTTGCTGACATGATGAATGCATATCAACAGAAGATGCAGATGAAGCGAGAGAACATCGCTAATAAAGGTATCTGGAAAGCAAAGAAGATGTACATCCTCAACGTATGGAATAGCGAGGGTGTGCAGTATGAAAAGCCAGAACTTAAGATCATGGGTATCGAAGCAGTTCGTTCATCTACACCCGCATCTTGCCGTGAGAACATTAAGAAAACACTAGAACTCATCATGAATACTGATCAGAAAACTGTCCTTAACTTCATTGAAGATTTTAGAGATAGGTTCTATAACATGGAGTTCGAAGAAGTAGCATTTCCTCGTAGTGTTAAGATGATTTACTTTCGTAAGAATGATGGTGGTAGTACATTCCCTCTTCACTACAAGCTTGATCAGAAATCTCTGCCGATCCAAGTTAGAGCATCTCTCCTCTACAATAAAGTAATTAAAGATGCAGGTCTCGAGAAGAAGCATCAGCCAATTGCTAATGGTGATAAGATCAAGTTTGCATATCTTATTACTCCTAATCCTATCACAAGACAAGAAAACGTCATAGCTACAAATTCTGCTATGCCTAAACAACTTGAGATTAATAAATACATTGACTATGATAAGCAATTTGATAGAGCTTTCCTTGATCCGATCAAGTCTATACTTGATGTACTACACTGGAAAGTAAATAATAAGAAGATATCTACGTTAGAGGATTGGTTCGCATGAAATTAAATGATGACGATTTTGGCTTTAGTCTTGTATCTGAGTCAGAACTAAAAGCCCACGAAGAACAACTAAAAAAAGTAGTAGAACAACAATCTAAAGCAGTAGAACAAAAGACTGCTGAAGCTCAAGATAAGTTACACGGACTAAGAGATATGATCATGCCTTTACTACAAAACTTATCAAAAGATCCTAATAAAGAATATATCCTCTGGCCCGATCGATCTGCAAGGATCCAAGCTTTCATAAAGAAAATTAATACTTACGTAGACGGATGATAAACTATCTGGCACTCGCAGTAGCCTTAGCTCTATCGGGTGTCTCTGGCTACTATTCAATCATAGGTCTCACGACCATATTTGCGTCAGCGTTCTGGCCAGTTGTAGTGATGGGATCTGTATTAGAAGTTGGTAAACTAGTAACAGCATCATGGTTGTATAGAAACTGGAGGCAAACACCGTTTCTAATTAAAACATATTTAAGTACAGCTGTTTTTATATTGATGTTTATTACAAGCATGGGTATATTTGGTTTCTTATCTAAAGCACATATTGACCAGACAGTTAATTTAAATACTGGCACTGCTGATCAAATACAAATATTAAACTCTAAGATTGGATTTGAAAAACAAAGCATAGATGACTTAGACAAACAGATACAACAAATTGATGCTGCATTAAATAAGATGACTGATCGTGGACAAGCAGCAACAGCACTCAAAGCTGCTGACCAGCAGAGAAAGACGAGAGAATCACTCGTCAAAAGGAAAGACGATCATGTCAAAAATATATCCACATATACAGAACAAAGAATTAGACTTGAATCTGATATCAAAAAACTCGAAGCAGAAGTTGGACCACTCAAATACATTTCTGAGCTCATATATGAAGTACAGTCTGTTGATAACCTTGAAAGAAGTGTTAGGATGGTCATTCTTCTTCTTGTTTTTGTTTTTGATCCTCTCGCTATCGTACTCTTAATAGCAGCAAATATTGGTATAACTAATCAAAAACGGTTTACAAAAGAGCAAAATATTGGTATATTAGAAATTGATGATAAAGTACTTGACAAATAGGAGTCGTTATGTCACTTAAAGATAAGCTTATTAAGAATTCTACGATTGATCTTACATCTACTCTACTTGACAGTAAAGTCTTTGCAAAGAAGGATATGATCCCTACTCCTGTACCCATGATCAACGTTGCGTTGTCTGGCTCAGTTGATGGTGGTATCACACCCGGCCTTACAATGCTTGCTGGACCATCTAAGCACTTTAAGACTGGCTTTGCTCTTTTAATGGCATCATCCTTTCTAAGGAAGTACAAAGATGGCATTGTTCTTTTTTACGATTCTGAGTTCGGCACTCCTCAGTCCTATTTTAGTACCTTTAATATTCCTTTTGAGTCTGTTGTGCATACTCCTATCACCGACATCGAAGAATTGAAGTTTGATATTATGGCTCAGATGAAAGAGCTTGATCGCAATGATCATGTCATGATTATCATCGACTCTATTGGTAACCTTGCTTCTAAGAAAGAAGTTGAGGATGCACTTGATGGTAAGTCAGTTGCTGACATGTCTCGTGCTAAACAACTTAAGTCACTCTTCCGTATGATTACACCACATCTTTCTCTTAAAGATATTCCTATGATAGTGATCAACCATACATATAAGGAGATCGGTCTCTATCCTAAGGATATCGTTGGCGGTGGTACTGGATCTTACTATGGATCAGATAATATCTGGATCCTTGGTCGTCAACAGGAAAAAGATGCGGATGGTATCTCTGGCTACCATTTCGTAATCAACGTGGAGAAGTCCCGTTATGTTAAAGAAAAGTCTAAGATCCCTATCACGGTCAGTTATGATGGAGGTATTAATAGGTGGTCTGGCCTATTGGATGTTGCTATTGATGGTGGCTACATTGTTAAGCCTAAAGCTGGTTGGTATGCTACCGTAGATAAAGAAACAGGCGAAGTCAGACAGCCTTCAATGCGTGCTGGCGACATTGTAGATAATAAAGAATTTTGGACCAAGATGTTCCAGGATACAGATTTTGCTGATTATATCAAAAATACTTATAAGATGGCAGTTGGTTCAATCATGGAGGTTGATGATGAAGACGCTGCATGAGTACAAGGGTGTTGATGAATATTCCAATCGTAGTGCACGCGTAGTGCATGATGGAAACGATTATGGTGTAATCTATAAGATTAATGATATTGAAGAACACCGTGTATTTCCAGATCGATCTATGCATTATGTCGAAGATGCTGCAGAGAATTGGGTAATTGGTGTTTTTAGTCTAAAAGATCTTCAAATTAGCTACTAAGGAAAACGAATGGCTATTGAACAACTAATCTTTGGTAATCTTCTAACAAACGAAGATTACGGTAGAAAAGTTATACCTTTTTTGAAAGAAGAATACTTTCAAGATTATTCTGATAAATTAGCATTTAATCTTGTTGATGAGTATGTTAAGAAGTACAACACATTCCCAACTAAAGAAGCACTAATCATCGATCTATCAAACAAAGATGGTATCAATGAAGAAGTATTTAAGAAGACTCGTGATAAGATCTCGGAGCTAAAACCGGATGAGAAGACTGAAATCCAATGGTTACTTGACCAAACAGAAAAGTTCTGTCAAGAAAAAGCGGTCTACAACGCGATCATGGCCTCCATTCAAATATTGGATGATAAGAGTGGGAAAGCCTCTAAAGGGGCCATTCCACAGATCTTATCAGATGCACTTGCAGTATCTTTTGATACGCATATTGGGCATGACTTCCTTGAAGACTCGGATGCACGTTATGAGTTTTACCACAAGAAAGAAAGTCGAATCCCGTTCGACTTGCACTACTTCAATGAAATTACTGGCGGCGGATTACCAAACAAGACACTAAACATTGCTCTTGCTGGTACTGGTGTTGGTAAGTCATTGTTTATGTGTCATTGTGCTGCATCTAACTTGACTAAGGGATATAACGTCCTTTACATCACGATGGAAATGGCAGAAGAACGCATCGCTGAACGTATTGATTCTAACCTTCTTGATATCCCTCTCGATCAGCTCGAGATCATACCACTACAATCTTATAAGGGTAAGATCGAGAAGCTTATGTCTAAGACTACAGGCAAGTTGATTGTTAAAGAATATCCAACAGCCTGTGCTGGATCTGCAAACTTCAGGCATCTTCTTAATGAATTGAAGATCAAGAAGAACTTTAAACCAGATATCATCTATATTGATTATCTAAACATCTGCATGTCTTCGAGGATGAAGTATGGAGCCAACGTCAATTCTTATACCTATATCAAAGCAATCGCAGAAGAGTTACGAGGACTTGCCGTGGAGTTCAATGTACCTATCGTCAGTGCG